AAGGGTCGTGCAATCACTACTCTCGAACTCCTAACAAACTCAACACCTGCATTCTTGGATGAGCTTGTTACACAAATGGAATTTGCTTATGCAAAGGACACAGAGCAGTATGTAACAACTGCAATTCAGGGTGCTGGAACTCTTAACGCAACAGCGCAAGACAACACAGCAGGCGGACTTCTTTCATACGTAGCAAGCGCAGCAGCAGCAGTCTATTCTGCTTCAATTGGCTTTGCTCGCAACATCATTGTTACTCCAGAACAATGGGCTAACATTATGAGCTACAACGATGCAGGACGTCCAATCTACATTGCAGCAAACCCACAGAACGCTGGTGGAGCACTTTCACCACAGTCACTACGTGGTTCAGTTGCAGGTCTTGATCTTCGTGTATCTCGTTACATGCAGGGTTCTGGCGGAGTCGGTACAGCAGATTACTCAATGGCTGTTATCAACCCAGAGGCTTACACATGGTACGAGTCAGCACGTCAGCAACTACGTACAAACATTAACTCTGATGGAACAGTAGATATTCTGCTCTTCGGTCAGGGCGCACTTGCCACCAAGTTGGCAGCAGGAGCGAACTGGTTCAATAAGAACTAATCGTTCAACTAAGTCGCTTGGCGGGCTACCAGAGCCCTTGTAGCCCGCCAAGTCTTTAGAAAGGAAATCATGGCACTCACGACAGTCGCGGAACTAAGGTCAGCATTGGGAATTGGTACTTTGTACCAAGATTCTGTGCTTCAATCCGTGGTGGATGCTGCTGATGACGTGCTTCTTCCTTTTATCTGGAATAACACATATTACAACGTGGCAGTCGAATCTACAGCCACCACAGCAAAACTATATTTTGACTCAAATATTAAAAATAATTTTTACGTTGGGCAAGCCGTTGTCGTGGACGGAAATGAAGCCCATATAAATGGCAGCCACACAATTACAGTTGTGGACGATTACGCAATAACTTACAACATTAACAATGGCGTAGTACGCCCGCGTCATTTGTTGAACCCATATGGCTCTGTTGCTGGTGCAACCGCTCTTGATCCTTCGAGCATCCCAGCCATCCAAGAGGCTAGCCTCATGATTAGCGTTGCAATCTGGCAGGCACGTCAAGCTCCAACAGGTCAAGGCGTATCTATTGACGGCTACGCACCAAGCCCTTACACCATGTCAAATCAGCTCATGGCTCGCGTTCGTGGCTTACTTGCTCCTTACCTAAGCCCAAACTCTATGGTGGGCTGATGCCAGCGATAACTACTCTTCGAGCTTCTATAGCCTCGGCACTTACTGACAACAGCAAATGGAGCGTGTTCTCGTTCCCACCTGCTACGCCTATCGCTAACAGCGTTATTGTCAGCCCTGCTGATCCTTACCTAGTGCCTAGCAATAATGACTACACAGCCATCGCACCACTAGCAAACTTCACTATTACTATCCTTGTGCCATTACTGGACAATCAAGGAAACCTTGCTGGGATTGAAGATGACGTAGTACGTCTCTTCCAGCTTCTCGAAGCATCGAGCATTGTGTTCAACGTAGGTAGCGTGTCCAGCCCTAAAGTGCTGAACCTACCTACTGGAGACTTACTGGCTTGCGATGTCGCAATCAGTACCCTAACGGAATGGAGCTAGTCATGAGCGACTGGGAAAAGGAGCGAGACGCTTTTCTTGCGAAAATCGGACAAACTCCAGAAGTAAAAGCAGCACCAAAACCAACTACCAAGAAAGATGAGGAATAACTGAAATGGCAGTATTTCTAAACAATGGCGTAGTTCTAACAGTCAATTCAGTTGACCTATCTGATCACGTCACAGCAGTAACAATCAACCGCACTTTCGATGAGCTCGAAGTAACAGCGATGGGCGATTCAGGACACAAGTTCGTCAAGGGTCTTGAAGCAGCATCTATCACTATTGACTTCCTTAACGACACAGCCACAAGCGAAGTCTTGCAGACACTACAGGCTGCTTACGGCACAAACGTAACAGTTACAGCTAAGCAGACTTCAGCAGTAGTTTCAGCGACAAACCCACTTTACACAATGACTTGCCTAGTCAATAACCTCACCGATATTAACGGCGCAGTTGGAGACATTGGCACACAATCTGTAACTTGGAACGTCTCTGGTACAGTAGCAGTCACAACAGCGTAAGAAGGAGATAAGGGCTATGGCAAAACTCAAAGTAACAAGGGCTGACGGACAGGTAAACGAGTATGAAATTACTCCGCTCCTAGAGTACAGCTTTGAGCAATACGCCAAGAAGGGCTTTCACAAAGCCCTGATTGAAGATCAGAAGCAGTCAGACGTGTACTGGCTCTGCTGGGAAGCAATTAGACGTTCGGGTGAAACAGTCAAGCCTTTCGGGGAACAGTTCCTTGAGACTCTCAAGTCAGTTGAGGTCTTAGAGTCTGACCCTTTAGTCTAAGGCTGGATAGGAACTCCATCACCTATCTTGTAGCTCGCTTGAGTTACGAGTTCGGAGTTCCTTTCCAAACCATCGTGGAATTACCCCCGATGGCTTTTAAGGCTCATATAGAGGTACTTAAGGACATAGCAAAGGAGCGAAGCGATGCCAGTCGAGCTAGACAACGCCGTCGCACTTAGCAAAGCCCTTAAGCAGTATTCTCCTGAACTAGCCAAGGAAACCCAAAAAGAAATTGCTGGGCATCTTCGCAAGGTTGTCAATCGTGCTAGAGGTTTTGTACCTAGTGATTCACCTCTATCTGGATGGGCTAACCCTGTTGGCGTTTGGGAATATCGAGCATTTAATACTGGAATTATGAAACGTGGCTTGGGGTATTCTACAACTCCTACCAAGCCGAATAAGCGAGGCTTTAGAAGCCTTGCAACTATCTTCAACAAGTCCGCTGCTGGTGCTATTTACGAGACGGCAGGGCGTAAGAATCCGCAAGGATTACCACCAGCCCAACGCGTCACGGGTTGGACAGGCGGAGCGTTTGGCAAAGGGCAACTTGGAAAAGTTTGGGAATCTGGCAAACAAGTTAATAAATCAGCCAACCCTAACGCTGGCAAACACTTTATTGGCGCACTACCACCATTGGTTGACTCACAGCAGTCAAATAGCCCAGGGCGTAGAACCCGCAAAACTAAAGGTCGTTTGATGTTTAGAGCGTGGGCAGAGGATCAGGGCAAAACCACAGCAGCAGTTGTCAAGGCTATACAAAATGCAAATATGTCAGTTGTGAAGAAAAGTAATGCGCGTGGTGAAATTGACTTTAGAGGAAGGGCAAAATCCTGATGGCAGGAATGACCGATTTAGCGATTCGTATTGCTACTACACTTGATTCCACAGGCATTAACAAAGCAGACAAAGCTGTAAATAATCTACAAAAAAGCACAGTCAAGCTTGGTAAATCTTTAGGTATAGCACTTAGCACCACAGCTATTGTTGCTTATGGCAAGTCCGCAGTTAGAGCCTATGCCGATATGCAAGCCCAGCAAGACCGCCTCGTACGCTTGATGAAGGTCGGTGTTGGTGCTACTGACTCGCAAATAGAAAGTCTAAACAAGCAAGCAGCCGCTTTGCAAAATATAGGAGTTGTTAGCGGCGATACCATTACACAGGTTCAGTCTCAATTAGCAACCTTTAACCTTCAAGCTAAAACTATTGCTGCCCTCACTCCTGCCATCCTTGATTATGTAACAGCAGAAAAAGGCGCAGCCGCTACAACAGAAGAGTTCAAGTCCATGACAAATGGATTGGCTCAAGCCCTAAACGGCAACTTTGCCTCGCTGACTCGCGTAGGCTTTGTCATTGACGAAAACACTCGCAAGATGATTAAGAACGGCACAGAATCTGAAAGAGCAGAGGCTATTGTAGATGTTCTTAACTCAACCTACAAAGGGTTCAACGCCAGCCTTCGAGACACACCTGTGGGTCAATTACAACTTTTGACAAACGCAGCCGATGATGCCAAGGAAGTTATTGGCGAAGGCTTGGTTGATGCTTTGGCTAAAATTGGTGGCGGGTCTGAAGCTTCTGATGCAGTAAAAACTATTGACAATATTGCCAAGGGCATTAACACCATAACAATGGTTACTGCAACCGCTATTGACAGCTTGCTAAAACTATATAAAGCCGTTGATTTCATTACTACCCTTGGTGGTCTAACAGGTGAAGATGGCATTCTGGTTCAACGTTTCGGCTCACGCACAAGCACACCTTCAACGAATAGATCAGCTTCACCTGCTGGCACAGCCCTTCGCTTAAAACAAGAACGCCAGCAAGAAGCTTTGGCTGCCAAAAGAGAAAAAGAAAGACTGGCTCTTACCAAGAAAGAACTAGACGCTAGAAAAAAACTTACAGCCGAGCAGAAGAAACAAGCCGCACTTAAAAAGGCTGGCACAGTTTTTGACCTAGACCAGATTCAGTTAATCGCTGCGCTTAAAGGCGAGTTGTCTGAGGAAGATCGCAAGCGCATTCAGGCACAGTTAGCCCTGCTCAATGAAAACGATGCCTTGGCACAGAAGCTCACCCGCGAGATTCTTATGGCGCAAGATGCTACAGGCGGCTTGTATCGCTACTTCCTAACTATTGGCGATGCCAAGATTAAGAATCCTTTTGCCTTCCTCGATGAATGGATCATGGAGTTCCAGTCTAAGTTAAACAACCTAAAGTTTCCTACAGGCAACGGAGCAACTGCCACAGTAGTAGCAGCCTCGACCCCATCTGTCACAGTCACCAACTCTGGAGCGAGCATTACATCCAGCGCGACAATGGGAACACCATTTGGTCAGGCGGGCTCATTCGTGGATAGCATGGGTACGCCTTTCGGACAGGCTGGCTCTTATGTCGATTCTATGGGTACACCATTCGGGCAAGCTGGTACTACAGTCGTGGTCAACGTATCAGGATCAGTTATTTCCGAGCAAGACCTTACCGAGACTATTGCCCGCAACCTACAGAACAGTTCCCTATCTTCTGGCAAGGTGGCACAACTAGAGCGATACTCTGGATTCTTCTTATGAGCCTACCCGCACAGATAGCAGTCAGCTTCGACTTCTCTGGCGGGGCAACCTTCGGGTCAGGCTTTGTGATTGGTTCACCAGATAACGGAGTGATTGGGGTCAATTCCTTTGGCTCATCCGATGTCATCATTCCTACAGTTGATTTGACTCCAGACGTTTACAGCATCTCTATCAGGCGCGGTCGTAACGTCATGAAAGACACCTATGACGCTGGCACAGCCATTGTGCGAGTCCTTGACCCGCTAGGCTATTTCAACCCACAGAACCCTTCTAGCCCTTACTTTGGCTATCTTGTGCCACTTCGTAAGTTGCGTATCTCTGCCACCACAGCCACAGCAGAACACTTTCTATTCTCTGGCTATGTCAATGATTACCGCTATACCTTCCCTGTAGGGCAGGAAACTGCCTATGTGGACATTATGTGTACCGATGGCTTCCGTCTTCTACAGATGTCTAACGTAGGCACTATCCCAGATACAGCAGCAGGGCAAGACACAGGCACACGCATTAACAAGATTCTGGACAATGTCAGCTTCCCTGCATCCATGCGCTCAATCTCTACTGGAGTCTCGACCTGTGTGGCTGATCCTGCAACCAACCGCTCCACCCTAGATGCAATTAAGAACGCAGAGTTCTCTGAAGGGCTTGGAGCGTTCTACATGAGCGCAGATGGCACAGCCGTATATCTCAACCGCACAGAGGTTACTTCTAGCCTTGGTGAGCCTTCTATCGCATTTAACCAGACCACAGGGATTCCTTACAGAAACGTTAAATACGCCTTCGATGACAAGCTCATTATCAACGATGTTAAGTTTAACCGCGTAGGCGGCACAGCTCAACTGGTCTATAGCCAGTCCTCGATTGACAAGTATTTCCCACACAGCCTGACCCAAGAGAACCTTGTGGCACAGACAGATGACATCGTGCTAGGCATAGCCCAGAACTATGTAAATACCCGTAAGGAAACCACAATCCGCATTGACGAAATGCTGGTGGATTTGCTAGACCCAGCAGTACCAACGGATACCCTTATTGGGCTTGATTACTTTGACAACCTAGACATCACAAACGTCACAGAGTCAGGCTCGACTATCACCAAGACATTACAGGCGCAGGGCTTCGCTTGGGATATCACAGCTAATAAGATGCAAGTAGCAGTAACCACGCTTGAGCCAATAGTGGATGGTTTCATTATTGGTAGCACTATCTTTGGTATAATCGGCACATCAACTTTAAGTTATTAGGAGCAACATGGCAACCTTTCCAGTCACAACAGGAGACGTATTAACAGCGGCTACCTATAACAGCCTTCCAACCTTTACAGTTGGTACAGCCCAAACTGCGGACTACACAGCAGTCCTAGCGGATCAGTATCAGGCTTTGCAGCTCATGAACAAGGCAACAGCCATTGCCTTTAACATCCCTACCAACGCCTCTGTAGCTTTCCCAATTGGTACAGTTATTACAGTTCTCAACATCGGTGCTGGCACATGCACAATCAAGGCAGTCACATCTGGCACAACCACAGTTTTAAGCGCGGGAAGCACAGCCGCGCAACCTACTCTTGCACAATACAAGTCAGCCGCCTGTATCAAGACAGGCACAGATACTTGGTATGTGGTGGGCGCAATTGCTTAACGGAATTACAGCATTACATGGTGCGCCTTTTAGCGGACCAGTTGTAACTGGTGGCACTTTAACTTCAGACGCAACCTATTTTTATCGCACCTTCACATCTACCAACAACTTGGTTGTATCAGGCGGCACTCTTACAGCAGATATTCTTGTTGTTGCTGGTGGTGCTGGCGGTGGAGCTGCTTCTGGTGGCGGCGGTGGAGCGGGTGGACTTCTAGCATTTACTTCACAATCATTAGCATCTGGAACTTATGTCTGCACAATCGGTGGCGGCGGAACAGGCGCTAATAGCGGTTCGGAAAATCGTGGCGGCACAGGTGTAGATTCACAGTTCGGTTCTTTAACCTTGGTTAAAGGCGGCGGTGGCGGTGCATCGTTCGTAGCAGCTTCACCATATACCAACTCAACAGGCGGTAACGGCGGTTCAGGTGGCGGTGCAGTTGGTCGTGTTGGATTAAGAAACGGCGGTACTGCTACATCAGGTCAAGGAAACGCTGGTGGTAGTGGTAACTCTGATGAATCTACTTATCGTTCGGCTGGCGGCGGCGGTGGTGCTGGAGCAGCAGGACAAAATGGAAGCAACTCCAACGCTCAGCCATACGCAGGCGCTGGCGGTAATGGCGTTTCAACTTATTCATCATGGGGCTCTGTTGCTGGTGTAGGTCAAAACATTTCAGGAACATATTGGTTTGCTGGTGGCGGTGGCGGTGCAGACGGCGGCAATACTGGCGCAGGTGGTAACGGAGGTGGTACTGCTGGCAAAACAGGAAACACAAACAATGACGCTGCATCAAACACAGGCGGTGGCGGTGGAGCATTGAGCCAAACAGTTTCAGGCGCAAAAGGCGGTAACGGCGGTTCAGGTGTAATCATTGTGAGGTACTTAAAGTAATGGCGCACTTTGCAGAATTAGACGAAAACAACATTGTCCTTCGTGTCCTTGTAACTGATAACAATGACCCTAATGGCGATGAGGGATACCAGTTCCTTATTGACACCTTTGGCGGCACTTGGGTTAAGACCTCATATAACGGCAATATTCGTTACAACTACGCAGGAATCGGCTATACCTACGATCCGATTGACGATGCTTTTATTTCTCCGATGCCACAATGCGGTCACGAGTCTTTATTGCTTAACGATAAAAAACATTGGGAATGTGCAGAGTGCGAGGCAATTCGTGAATCCTTGGCTTTGTAAAGCAGGTCAGCAACTAAGGGAGCAGCTCGATGATTCGTACCCAGATCGAGATAGAACCTCGGACGGCTGGATTGGTGATGCTCGACATTCACATCTTAAGTCTGATCATAACCCAGA